CACGTGAAAACAACATATCAATGATTTTAAACAGGTCAAATGTAGGTGAAATACTACGGTTAACAGTAGCTGGACAAGAGCGAGGTTCTTTGCACATTAACAATGACAGAATGTTAATTGATAGCGAAGGTGATGCTTCTGGTTTGCGTTTTGATGCCGCTAGTTACACGCCATTTAAGAATGGTGCAGTCGCTGATGGAACCGTTGATTTAGGTTATGCTAATGGTAGATTTAAAGACCTTTACCTATCTAGCGGTGTAGTCTTTGGCGATGCTGGCGGCTCTGGAACGGCATCAAGCAATACGCTGGATGAATATGAAATTGGTACTTTTACTCCAAGTGTGGGCAGTGGTTCAGGCAGTGGCGGTTCTGCGGTAGGGGCAGTTGGTAATTATACAAAAATAGGTAATAGGGTCTTTGCTGATTTCTATCTAACAATAAACACTGTAGGAAGTATGTCTGGTGCTTTTTTTATAGTTGGTTTTCCTTTCACATCAAATGCAGCCAACGTATTAGCACAAGGAGCAGTAAGAAGTCAGGGCATTGGCGGGTCGAATGATATTCCAGTATCTTTTGAAATGCTTGCTGGTAATAGTTATGGCAGATTTCACTTCATGTCAGGAACCAGTGCACAAAGAGTTGTTCAAGTTTCTGACATGTCTAACGGTGACTTCTTCGCTGCAAGCATTTCTTACATAATATAAGCCTGTTGGATAGCAGGGTCGGACAGTCCAAGCCAAAGGAGGTAACAATGGCACAAGGCGATATAACAAAAGAAATAGAATACGATAAAATTGAGGTAGTAAGCACTTGGAACATACAAGTTCGCAAGGCTACGAAGATTATGGAAGAAGGGTCTGGTGGTTCTAAATCAGAATTAAGCCGTAGCTTTCACAGGCATGTGCTAGCGCCGTTCAATTCTACCCAAGCTGAAGATGGTAGTTGGACACATACAGCCACAGACCTCTCGGGTGAAGATGCTAGTGTACAGGCTATAGCTAATGCAGCTTGGACAGACTCAGTGAAGACAGCGTACAAAGCTATGGTTGAGACAGGAGTTTAGAGAATGGCAGTTACTTATGAATGGATCATACATCAGTGTGACCGAGACTTGGCAAGTGGTGGCATTACAACAATACACTGGCGGTGTAATGCAAAGGATGGCGATCATACTGCAACGAACTACGGCACAACTGGTCACAAACCTGACAAAAACGCAGAAGGCTTTATCAAGTACGAAGATGTGAAGTTGACTGATGCGTTAGGTTGGGTTCAAGCACAAGTAAATAAAACGGATGTAGAAGCCAGCCTAGCTTCACAAATTGAACTCAAGAAAAACCCCGTAACTGGAACAGGATTACCGTGGTCATAAGGAGAAAGAAATGACTGAAGATAATGTAGCATATTTAAGGCTTGGTGATGAAAAGCATGAAATTGACAAGCTGAGTAACCAGCAAAAATTTATGTGCTCTCAGATGAAAAACTTACAACAGAGATCAATAGCGCTAACATCTGATTTGGATGTAGTTAATCGCGCTTTACAGAGTGTTCAGAATGACCTTATTGCTTCTTTGCAAACTGAAGACGCACAAGTTTTGGCAAGCTGATGGATAAAAGGACGGTTGCATCAGCTCATGTTCGTATTGACGAGTTGGCCGAGAGGGTCATCCGTTTAGAGGTAATGACCGAAGAGGTGCTTACCCGGATGCGAAGATTAGAAAGCATACTCATAGGGTCGGCTGGCGCGATTATCCTTCTTCTTATAGCATCAATGTACAACTCCTAAAGGTAACGATATGGCTCACATTTATGATCTCAACCCGCATTTAAAACCCGGGGCAAAAACAAAGCCCCAGCCAACAAAGAAAAAGGGCAAACCCAAAAAGGAGAAATAAAATTCTTGCAGAGCTTGCTGCTTTCAATGCCGGGTTCGCTGTTATTAAACAGACGATTTCACATGGTAAGGACATTACGTCTGCACTCGGATCGTTGTCGAAAATGGTCGGAGCTGAAGAGGATTTGCGAGCAAAAGGTACGCGGAAGAAAAATAACTTTTGGAATAAGTTTGCTGGAAAAGACGCTGACGATTTTGAAGAGTTCGTTTCGCTCCACGAAATCAAACAAAAACGCAAAGAGCTTGAAAGCATGGTGCGATTGTATGCCTCTTTTTCATGGGATGATTACGTTGCTTTTGAAGCGAAAATGCGAGTCAAAAGAAAGAAAGAGGCTGAAGAAAGAGAGAAGCAAATCGCTCGGAATATTCGCTACATTACTTATGGCTCGGCATCACTTCTTAGTGCCTTGGGCTTTTATCTTCTCTACTTGTTTACCGATTTTTTAAAGGAGCTTTAACATGGTGCAATTAACAGCTCGGACATTGGACGAGTTAAAAATTTTACCCCGCATAATGATGCTTGCGATTACTGTGTTGACGTACCAAGCGGTTCATTGGTTTATGTCAATTCCACCTGCTGACATGACCACACAGGCCGCGAGCTTAGTCAGCGTGTGCATGGGAGCATTAACAGGAACGTTTGCCGTTTTTGTCAACTCAGAGTCCAAGACAGATCGAGGATCAAAATAATGTGGAACTCGTTTTTGTCCTTGTGGTTTCGCTTGCTGGGCAAGTCCACGATGCGGGAGGGGAAATCTTCTTCCGGTCCATTATATCTTGCCGGGACTATGCGGCAGAAATCGAGCGAAGTGGAAATGAAATCTGGGTCGGGAAAAACTTCTATCGACAGCGAAGTCCTCTCATCTCAGCCTATTGTCTCCCTAGTTTCCAAGACCCCGCCAAAATCAAAATCTACGACTAGAAAACGCGGTCGCCCGAAGGGGTCCAAAAACAAAAAGAGTAAACGCAGATGAGTATTGTAAACGCACTCATAGGCCCGGTATCCGGCCTTCTCAACAAAGTAGTTACTGACAAGGATCAAGCGGCAAAGCTGGCACATGAGATAGCCACCATGTCAGACAGACATGCTCAAGAGGCGTTACTGGCGCAACTAGAGATTAACAGGGCAGAAGCGGCTTCCGGTTCGTTCTTCAAGGGCGGCTGGCGTCCAGCCGTGGGGTGGGTTTGCGCGATAGCATTTGCCTATCATTTTGTCGTGAAAGATTTGATTGTTTTCGGGGCAAGCTTTGCGGGTGCAGAACTTCCCGAGCTTCCTAATTTTGACATGGGAACTTTACTAACCGTCTTGGGCGGTATGCTCGGGATTGGAGGTTTGAGAACATACGAAAAACAGAAAGGAATAACAAAATGATTGATTGGCATACCGCGCTACTAACAGCGGTCGCATTGAATACAGCCGTAAATTTGTTCCGGCTCTGGCTGGAGATGAAAACATGAAAGAAAATTTTGATGCGGTTCTCGAACACGTTTTGAAATCGGAGGGGGGATACAGCTTCCACCCGGATGATCCCGGCGGTGAAACCATGATGGGCGTAACTCGGTCAGTCTATGAGCAATGGGTAGGCCGACAAGTAGTTGAAGGAGAAATGAAGTCTCTCACTTTCAAAGATGTAGCACCGATATACAAAAAAGAATATTGGGATCGTCTACGTTTGGATGAAGCCCCGGCTGGGCTTGACATGGTTCTCATGGATATTGGGGTAAACTCTGGAACCGGACGGGCGGCAAAGTGGATACAGCGTTTAGCAGGGGTCAAGGCTGATGGAGCAATCGGTCCAATAAGCATCAAAGCTATCCACGACCTAAACCCAGAAAATGCAATTGAGAGCCTCTATCATACCCGACAATCATTCTATGAGCGACTTAAAACTTTTAGCACTTTTGGAAGGGGATGGTCCCGGCGAAACAAAGAGGTCACTGAGTTCGCAAAGGAGCTAGCGGATGGCTAGATTTGCAAAGGTGCCGAAGGATAAAAAATCAGGTTTACCAAAAAAATATGTAGCCGGATCAAAAAACCCTGACGCTACTCGGCGCGAGATAAAACGAACTCGGCGACTGTACAAAATGGGGATGCTAACACCCGCGATGATGGACAGGATAAGTAAAGAAAGGAGTAAACGCTAATGGCTGCACCCGAAAAATATCAAAAGATGTTCGGAGCTGCTCGAGCTAACAAAATATATCGGCGTGGCTTGGGTGCATATTATTCGGCTGGTAGTAAACCTAAGATGTCAGCGCATGGGTGGGCAGTTGCTCGCCTCAAGGCCCATGCAAAAGGAAAGGCCACCGTCAAAAAAGCAGACGCTGACCTTTTTGGTAAGAAGAAAAGCTAGAGAACTCGAATAGCTCGGGATTTACCGGGTAGTCTCTCAATCCATTTACGTTCTTCTATTTCTTTTAACATTTGATTGATGTTGGAAGGATTGACCCGAGGCGGCATGACTTTTGTTCCGTCAATCTCACCTTTTAAAATTTCTCTTACGCTCGGGTATACTCCATACACCTTGTAAAATTTTACAAGAAAATCGAAGACCTGTTTTTGCTTTAAACTCAGTCCCATTTTATCACTCATCTTTTTGGACCTCCTTCTCTTCCGTTGACAGCCCAGCATTGTAGGCTTTACGCTTGTCACAAAGTTCAATAGCGTGTGCCGGATCAAGCTTTTCAAAAGTATCAAGGTTTACTTTCTCCAGCTCTTTCATCTTGGTACGGCGAGTTGCGTGGGCTAGGCTTTCAGCTCTTCGCACGGCAAGAAGAATGTCGTTGTAAGCATCCATATAAGCCTGTTCAGTTTCAAAATATTGAGCCTGTTTATTTGGAACAAACAAAATAAATTTTTTAGGCTCCATAGTCTCAGACATTTCTGACAACATGGCGCGAAACTCGGACTTCTCTTTTTGAGTTTTTATCACCGTTTGATCCGGCGGTGCCGAAGTATTTCTTTTGCTGTACAGCGGCGGTGATGGGTTGGGCTTTGGAGGTTCTCGATTGACGGTGATTTCCTCTATCTTTGGAGGTGCTACACCTATCTCTTGTTTTGGTGTAACATCCTTGATCGGTATATCTTCGGCCTCTTCAGAACTCATCATGCCGTGTAGGACATCAGGAAAAGCATCACGAAGTGCATTTCCTCTAGCTCTGTGTTGGAGCATCCGTTCGGGGTAGTCTTGCCACGGGCCGCGTTTGTTCCATAGATTAGCTCTTTTGGCTTGCGCCACGCTAAAGGTTCTTTCAATCGCCTCTACTTCTCCAACGTGTTGACGCCGCACCCTACAGCTTGCTACTCGATCATCACCTTCCCCGGTAATTTCCTCTTTGACACTGAGACAGCGAGAGTCAGCCCTTACCATTGCCAGTAGAGCGTCACCCCAAACGGCGGGTTTACCGTTTATCACGCTTATGTTTTGTAGAGCTGCCATAGGTGATAAGCCCAACTCCATCCCCCACTGGATTGCTACCAAACAATTAGCGGGTTTTCCTTGGTAGTCCTTCGGCACCATGAACGACTTGCTAATCATCTCTGAAAATTTTATAGCTTCGTCCAGCGTTTGAGGCGCGAAGCTCTCTCTGATTGTGAGATTATTCATCCTCAATGTCCTTTACTGTAAGTGTGTCTAGTTCGTAGAACTCGCCCGTCCCACGCTGTTCTTTTCTCTCCCTCCAAGATTTCTTGAGCTTTAACTCAAACCCCGGCACTGAGGCATAAGATAACTCAAACTGATCAAGGACTTCTTTTAAAACCTCCTTGCAATTATCAGCTTCGGCTTGGTGTTCTCGCACTTGTGACTTGGCGTTGAGATACGCGGCACAAGCTAAAGAAACATCTGTGTGGCTATCCACAAGCTCAGTCAAATCGGTTGGGGACTCTTGATTTTCTGCAATCGGGGGATAGTCCTTGTCCGTGTTGACTAACTCCCAAAACTCAGCGTAGGCATAGATCATATTATCGGCCAATACCTGATCAAACTTTACCGGATATAGATGCAGTTTTAACTTCTGATTGAGACACGCAATGATACCCCATTTGTAGTCAGAGCAAAGCATTTGGTGCATAACTTGTACCATCCATTCGGGCTTTGGCTTGCCTTCGTGGTAGGCATCAGTTTTGATTTCCAAGATGCCTTTCCCCTTTAAGGTGACGGGCGCACCATCTACTGCAACCATGTCAATCGGTGCGCCAAGTGTAATGATACGATCTATTGAAGAGGCAATGCCCAAATGAGCTTTCTGATATGCTTCAGTTGGCTCATAGATTTCACAAGGCTCACCTGTTTTGTCTTCAATGTCGTGAGCTGCCCATTTTGCAACACCATCTTCAAGCATATTCCCGCGAAGTCTTGCGGCCGCAAAGCGATTGTCATCTATTTGCTCTACCCCTGCCCGGGCTAGCTTGTGCCTCTGTAGAATTTCATGTCGCGTGTTAAAAGAAGTGCGATGTAAAACGACCGCACCCGCTTCGCTGCTACCTAGCTCATAGCCTGTTTTTGTAAGCTTCGGCATCTCAGTAACCTAAAATGTAGCCGAGAAACAAACCGACAAAAAGCATGATAAACAGACTTAAACCTGCAATAAAATCTTGTACAAACTGTACAAACTGTGAAGACTGTACTGTGTGATCTGTATTGTCAGGTGATACTAACAATATACTTATTATGCGCCTAAGGATTGTAGACTTTACGATAACTTTTTGTTTAGAAAGAGACATTCTCTTTCCTCCTTTCTGTTTACAATCATAACCTCTTCATTCACGTCCATAAGGTGACGTTGGCTCTTCGAGGTCTTTACGAGCCTGTACTTCCTCATGGCCGTTTTCATTGACCATGTAGTGAGTATTCGGATAACCGTATACTGCCGCTCCGCGTGTTCGCGGGTCTTTTGGTGTCATCTTAGACAATGACTGATTCGCAAACATCAAACAGTGTTGAGCGTAGACACACTTGTCAGAGTTTCGTAATGTATTAGAATTTTTGATACGCCGAAGCTCGGCGGTCACTTCCTCGAGGGTATTAATAACCTTCGGCAAATGATCATGGTGCCACATCGGCACGTCCAACCTTCTTTTAAATCTAAGCGACCCATTTCGCAAGTTGGATACAGTGGGATTTACATTCCTTTTACGCATCATAAAGCTCCAATATACCGTCTTGTACGGTATTTGTATCTGTTTCATTTTGTACTGCTTGGTTCAATTAAACAATGTATATTGGTCATACATGCCTACCATACATATCTTGAGCGGCCAGATATAGCCTTTGGGCTGTAACTGCGCCGTTTTCAAAGGCCCATTTCAAGTGCGTTTCAGCAAATTGTCTCTGTCGCGCTGACATTTCTGGCCCTGCGTAATAGCCATTATAGGTTTGTTTAACTTGAATAATCCAGCCTTCAGCAAGGCACTCAGAAATCATATTTTCCGCTGATTGCCGACCACAGATAAGTTGCTCGCAGATGTAGCTGACACTGTATGGCTGCCCTACAATTTCGGCTTCGCTCATGAGTGACCCGAATACATTTCTCAGCTCTGTCGATCCCAGCCAAGCGGCTAGTTTGCTTTCATGCTTTTCGGTATTCTTCTTTCGCTGATGCCGTAGCAAAAGTATTTTTGTCACGGCAAGCGAATATTGCTTAAGCGCCAATGCCATAATATGTTTGGATTGCATAGTCATTTTTGTTGTCTCCTTTTTGTGCTTTCCTTTTTGTAAAGGATCATTTTACCCACCCCATTCTGAGGGCGTAGTTACGGACGCTACTAGCGTGCCATTCTGTACGCTTGGCGGTGTCTCCTTTCATTACTTTGGTTGGCGTTGGTATAGCCATGAGATTAAGCTGTCGGGCTGTTCCCCGGTAACCCAGCCCACGGGTTAAGAGGTTTTCGATAATCGGCCATACATTCTCGGCTCGATCATCAGCTTGCTCTTTTTTGGTGTCCGCTCCTTGCTGGCGGGTTTCTGCCCAGTTAGTCGGGTTGCCCAGTTTTGTTACGACCTTTCCCGCTTTCGTGGTGTACTTTCCTTTTTCAGCCAGCTCATCCTTGATGCGCCCGAGAGCTGCTTTTGTACGCTCTTTAATCTGTGTTCTTTCCATCTCTGCAACGGCTGAGAGAAGCCCAATGGTCTTATGATCAAGGTTCGGGTTGTCTACGACTACCAGTTTGATTTTACCCGTACTGACTTCTTGCTCTAAGAAACGCAGCGTTTCCCAAGTGCGCCGAGACATACGACTTACAGAGTAAATGATCATCGTAGCCTTTTCTTTGCGACAGTAATCTAAACATCTATGTAGTTCATCCCGATCGTTCCAATCAGTCCCTGCACTTACGCCCTCTTCGCGGAACCACTTTACACTGTAATCACCGCCGTTGAGGTACGCTTTGATAGCGTGTTCCTGATTAACCACGTCTTGCTCTTCGGTACTTACGCGCACATACGCGGCATATTTGCCCTTGTGTGGCTGGCCGTGGTCTTTGCGTTCAAACATTTATACTCCCCTTGTATCTATAAATTTAGGATTAACGACTTTACCTTCAAAACCAATTCGATCAAACCAATCAGTCAAAGATTGCTCGACACAATAATGGGCGTCATCTTTAATAGCTTGGTTGTGGTTTTTTTTGTTGTACTCTTCCCCATAACACTCAGCGTAAGATTCGGGGTTGACCTCAATTGTTAGGCTTACTGTAATTTTCATTTATCCATCCTTTCTAATCGGCTTTAATCTTTTTGTTTAACCAAGCGTCTAATTCATTCTTATGTACTCCCCTTGTATCTATAATGTATCGCTAGTCACGTCCTAGCATAGTTGATATCAAGTGTACAATACCATTATGTAACTTTTTGGAAAAAAATTATGTCAACTGACCAGAGTGCTATAATAATAAGGGTGCACCCTGCCCTAAAAGAACGCATCCACGATGCCGCCGCCGCAAGAAATATGACTGTCGTGAGTTTTGTGGAGGACATTATCGTCAACCATCTTGGCTTAGAAGAGAATGAAAGCGACTACCGTATAACGCGCATAGCTAGAGCGGCACGGTCAGTTGCCTAGTTTTTCAAAGTTCAAAAACAAGAAGGTAACGGTTGATGGAATAACCTTCGATAGCGTTGCCGAAGCGAAGCACTATTACCACGTACTAAAGCCCCGGGTCGCTGCAAAAGAAATAACAAACCTCACACTCCAGCCGGAGTTCAAATGTGAAATAAGAGGAAAAAAAATATGCAAGTACAAAGCAGATTTCAGTTACTTCGACAAGAAGAAGACTGGGCCGGATGGTCAGAGCGGTTGCCAAGTGGTAGAGGACGTGAAGGGTTTCAAAACGGATATCTATCGGCTGAAGAAAAAGTTGGTCGAGGCTCTTTTTCCGGGGACATTGATATTAGAGATATCAGCCAACGGATATCGTGCCGCGAAATACTCACTGCCATCTCAGAGCGAAGTCAGATAAGCGTCAAGAGACTTCGCGGCAGTGAACGACATAGCCATATCGTAGTATGGCGTCAACTCGCACATTATCTTTGCCGAGAGCTAACATCTCTAAGCTTTCCCGTCATAGCAAAAGCAGTAAACCGCGATCACACTACCCTGCTTAACTCAATCAGGCGTATTGAAGAGCGAATGAGTAAAGACCTCGGGCTACGTAATTATATCAATAGAATACGTGACGAACTGCAAGCAGAGTTTCGTCATGTCTAGAATGTACAACTTCAATACGTATCGTCCCGTGTACGAAAAGCAGATGGACCGGGACAACGAAGCCGAGCTAGCCCTGATCGTCACCCAAAAATGGAAGTGTCAGATGAGCAAAATGAAGGACAAATCAGCATTTGATTACGCCGCGATCAGGAGCAATGAGGTCATGGCCTTCATAGAAATGAAAACCCGCAAGACCGAGATGAACAAGTATCCCTCCTATCTCATAAGCTTCACTAAAGTCTGGAAGGCAAAGCAGCTATATCAAGCCTTACACCTCCCCGTTTTTCTGCTCGTAAAGTGGGCTGATAAAATAGCCTTCACCGCACTGCACAACTGTAAACCCAAAGTGCAAATCGGTGGCCGCAAGGACCGTCAAGACCCGTCCGACATAGAACCCGTGGCAATGATCCCCTTGGAGGACTTTCTATTGCTGGGAAACAAGACATGATGGCTCATATTGATCTTTGCTCTGGCATAGGCGGCTTTGCGTTGGGGCTTGAGCGATCAGGTTTGTCTAAGCCAGTTCTTTTCTGTGAGCTTGATGGTTGGTGCCGAAAAATACTTAAAAAGCACTGGCCTGATGTGCCGCAAGAAAAAGACGTAAAGGAGCTTGCAAATGATCCAACTACCATTATTCGCGCAGTCGGAGACAGACGATCAATCCTCACTAGTGGCTACCCATGCCAGCCTTTTAGTTATGCCTCCGCGCAGCGCAGAGGAAGTGACGATGACCGACACATCTGGCCGCAAGTATTTTCCATTATTAAACAAGTCGAGCCAGATTGGATTATTCTCGAAAATGTGTCTGGCCACATCACTTTGGGCCTCGACAAGGTGTTATCTGACTTGGAAGACAAAGCCGATTATCAAGTCCAAACATTTCATATTGGAGCTGTCAGTGTCGATGCCCCGCACAGACGTATGCGAATCTGGGTTGTGGGCCACGCCGGACACAAATTCAGCAAATCGAGGCGGCACACTGAAGCGCGGAAAAAGACCGTCTGGAGCGAAGAGGCGTGTGAGTATCAACGATCAAGTCAAAATGTGGCCGACACCTCGCAGTTGTACGGCAATGTCAGCGCCAAACATACAGAACAGGGTGAAAGACAAGAACCCCAATTTAGAGACAGTGGTAGCGCGGTCAATGTGGCCGACGCCGACAGCGCGAGATTACAAGGGAAAAAGTGGAGCTGGACGCCAAGAGCGCAAGGGCAATCCAGCCGATACATTGCCGAATGCGGTGGGCAAAACTGGCTCACTGAACCCGCAGTGGGTCGAGTGGCTAATGGGGTACGAAATCGGGTGGACAGACTTAGAGGGCTAGGGAACGCAGTCGTACCAGCTATTCCAGAGAGGTTTGGGCGTATCATCAAAGAGATTGAGGCGTGACATGAAAAAAACCCTAAAACTCCTACTATTCACCACAAGCATAGGGCTGTATCTGATGATGCTCCTAGCTTGGTACTCTCAGACGGTTCAGCCATGAAGCTCGTCACATGCCCAGACTGCAACGGTCAAGGAAGACACGTCTATGATGTACCCTCTTTCGGGCGGCAATACCTCACCACATACGATGAGACTTGTGAACTCTGTAACGGGTGCGGATTAATCACAGAAGCAGAGCTGCAAGAAGATTAGTAATGGATAAAACTATCTACACTCCAGACCCCATCAGGGACGCGCCAGAAGGCCACGGAAGCAAACAATCCCCCGGTCCCTACGCACAAGTACCCGGCAGGGCCGTAGTAGATAACCGCTTCAATCAGTACCCCAAAACCTTCAGAGCATTAGCAGTATGTTGCTCCTTCGCTAAAGCTTGGACCGCTACCTTCTGGACAAACCAATACACAATAGCAGAAATACTAGGCTGCTCACAACAAGCAGCATCACAACACATGAATAAACTCATCGAATGGGGCTACATAGAAAAGCTCAGAAAGCAAAATCAAAACAGACCATTCGGGAAAAAAGGCGCACTCTGGAGAATAGTCTACGACCCAACCATGAGTATCAAAGATGTAGAGAAAATGCCCCAGCCCGCCCAAGCAAAAACACCCGAAGAAGAAGCCAAAGAAGCCGATAAAGTCATGGAACTAGCAGCAAGAGGCTCAAAAGGACAACTCACAAAAGCACCAAAAGTTATCCACAAAAAGCAGAGTTATCCACAGGCCCCACAAGCTGCACCTTGTGAAAGCAATGAAACAGAAGGTGACCTTATACAAGCTGCACCTTGTATGACTACTCACAAGCCCCACCTTGTATTTAACAACCTTAACAATAGAAGTATAGAAGAGAGCAAAGAAGAAGAGTGTAGAAGGATTTGCAATGGATACTCAAGTGCGGTCGCGGAAACATACGGCCGAGGCTGGGTGTACGATGATCGGCAGATGGAGCTGGCGTCCAAGCTGATCGACCTCGGGTTCACGCCTGATACATTCGACAAGCGCAGCCGTAGCCTGATCAAGTGGATGCGCGATAAGGGCAAGCAAGCACCCGTGTCATTGCAATACTTCATAGCAATAAAGGAAGGGAAGAAAGAAGACCCCCTATCCATTTTGAAGAGAACAACTAACAGGATGCGTTTTAGATGATTGTACAACACCAATACGACCGCTATGGACTTGTACGTGTACAAGAAAAAAAGCGCGAACCCCACCCCTTGCCCCCCGGGGTCTGCCGAGTGCGTATGGGTACAACACAAATTTTTTTTGGAGAAACGGTATGAAATGGACTGATCGGAAGGTGCGTCTTTTAGTGAAGTTGTGGTTAGCTGGTGAATCGGCGGGTAAGATTGCGCGGCGTTTTGGTGGGATTAGTCGCAATTCTGTTTTGGGCAAGGTTTACCGTTTGCGGGTAAGTGGGGTGATAGATGATCAACAAGTGAGAGGAGAAAGAAAATGATGAATGTAGTTCAAGCGAAGGAGGTTGACGGTCGTGACAAGCCAGTATGGTTGAAGCACGGGGTTGCTTTTGAGAAGGACGGTAAGATTAGTATTAAGTTGGAGAGTTTACCTTTGCCGAATAAGGATGGGGAGGTATGGCTACGGTTATTTGAGCAAGATGACTCTCGGCGTGGCAGTGTGAATGGTCAGTTGGGTTCTTCTGAGCGGGGGGATACAGCCGATGAAATCCCGTTCTAAGAAGGGCAGTCAGCGGGTTCCTCGGGTTACGAAGATGGCGATTGGTGACATTAATCGCCGTGTTCGTGGGAGTAGGATGATTTACGAGAACCGTGATGAGTTAGCGGCTGAGTTATTATCTTTGGGGACGAGTAGCATTGATGACATTGTGGAGTTTAGTTCTGAGGGTGTACGTTTACGTGATCGCAGTGAGATAAGTGATGTTTCTATGCGTGCTGTTCGGCGTATTCGGGTAACGCCGGGTAGGTTTGGTTCTACGGTTGACGTTGAGATGATTGATAAGCGTCAGATTTTGCAGATGTTGGCGAAGTCGGCGGGATTGTTGGATCAGGAGAAGGAGGTTGATAAGCCGAGTGTTGTTAGCATTGACATGGTGATGCCTGACAAGGGGGTTGATGATGGGTGAGCATCCTCGGAAGATAAAGCTGGACTTTTCATCTTCGCCTACGATAGCGCGATTTTTTCGGAGCAAGGGTTTTGTTCGGGGGGTTATGGGTCCGGTGGGAAGTGGTAAGAGTTACGCGTGTTGTGCTGAGATTTGGCGTAGGGCGGTAGAACAGAAGCCTTCTCCTCGGGATGGTATAAAGTATTCTCGCTTTGCGATTGTTCGCAATACTAATCCTATGTTGCGGACTACTACTTTGAAGACGTGGTTGGAATTGATGCCCGAGCATATTTGGGGTCCGGTTAAGTACGCTCCACCTATTACGCATCATGTTAAGCTGCCGCCGCGTGACGGGGCTTCGGGAATTGATCTTGAGGTTATTTTCTTAGCATTGGATGATCCGAAGGATGTTAGGAAATTGTTGAGCTTGGAGTTAACGGGTGCTTGGGTGAACGAGTGTCGGGAGTTACCGAAGGCTGTAATAGATGGTTTGACGCATCGGGTGGGTCGTTTTCCTACGCGATCTGATGGCGGTCCTACGTGGCACGGGGTTATTATGGATACTAACCCTATGGATGATGATCATTGGTATTATCGTTTAGCTGAGAAAGAGCGTCCTACGGGAAAGTATGCGTGGGAGTTTTTCCGTCAGCCCGGTGGTGTTGTTGAGGTTCCGTTAGAGGAAGTACCGGACGATATGCCCGAGGCTCAAGGATTGACGAGGCAAGCGGGGCGTTGGTGGCGCACTAATGAAAAAGCGGAGAATGTTAAGAACTTGGTAAGTGGTTATTACGATCAGCTTCTCGGCGGTAAGAATTTGGATTGGATACAGTGCTACGGTCAAGGGAAATATACGTTTGTGCAGGAGGGCAAGCCTGTTTGGCCGGAGTATAATGATGAAATGATGAGTGCGGAGCTGTCGGTTGATCCGACCGTGACGCTGCAAGTGGGCTTAGACTTCGGACTTACTCCGGCGGCTATCTTTGGTCAGAAGATGGCTAACGGTCGTTGGCACGTTTTGCATGAGCTTGTGACGTTTGACATGGGTTTGAACAGATTTGCTGATATGTTGAAGAGCGAGTTGAACTCTCGTTTTCCGGGTATGGAAACAATGATCTGGGGTGATCCGGCTGGTATGCAGAGAGATCAAATATTTGAGACAACTGCGTTTGATCACCTCAAAAGCTTGGGCATGATGGCACGTCCTACTGCTACGAATGAGTTTCGCACTCGGCGTGAGGCTATGGCTATTCCTATGGGAAGGCTGATCGATGGCAAGCCGGGGTTTTTGGTCAGCAAGAAATGTGTGCGTCTTAGAAAGTGTCTAGCCGGGGGATATCATTTTAAACGGGTGGCTATGGGCAGTGGTCACGAAAGATTTAGGGATGTTCCCAACAAGAATGAACATTCACACGTTGGAGATGCGGCGGGGTATTGCTTGCTTGGTTCCGAGCATAGACTGATGACTAAAGGGCCGCGTAACTTGGCAGCTCAACCCGCACAGGCAAAAGTGCTAGACTTCGATGTTTTCAGTTGAGCAACTTAATCGGGTGCTTCGGCTGGATTATCCCCGGCACAAGGTGGTTGATTGGCATCCGGTGCATTACCACTTGATTGAGCTAAATGATTTTGATGCAGATTTGGCTAGTAGGTTTCCTGATTACGTGCAGCAACTCCAACACTTTTCTGAAACCGGAGTAGCGTATACTGGTTTTGGTGATGGCGAAGTCTACGCTATGTTCGGCGTGTTTGACTTGTGGCCGGGAGTGTCTCAGGCATGGCTTATTCCCTCTAGGCAAATCAGTAAAAAAACAATGAGTTTTCACCGCGCCGCACTAAGGTTTTTTGATTTCTACGCCGAGCAAATGTGTACAAATAGGATACAGATCACAGTTTGTATTGCAAATGTATCGGCTCACAAGTGGGCGAAAAGATGTTACTTCAAGAGCGAAGGTATCATGCGGAGATATGGTCCTGACGGTTCTGATTATGAAATGTTTGCAAAGGTGTTTTGATGTCTGGTTTGTTTGGAAGGCCGAAGCCAAAGAAAGACCCGAAAGTTGAGGCAAATCTTGCCGAGCAAGAAGCTCAAGCTGAGAGGGACAAAGCTGCCGAAGGCCGTAGAGTTCAAGCCCGGGTACTTGCCCGTAGGGGTGGCGGGATGCGTGGGCGTAGTCAACTCATGGCGCAAGGGGTTACAGCCGGAACTAGAGGACGTGATACGCCCGAGCTTCAAAGCACGTTGGGCCGCAATCCTCGGATGGGCTGATGAAAAAATACTTTCGCAATCCAAAGCACAAGGAGATTGATGACGATGTACGGAGCCAAGAGCGCAAAAGGGTCTTTGAGCAAGAAAATGGACAGCAAGACGACCAAGCTTCGAAAGAAGATGGCGAATAAATATGGTAAAAAAGGCGTTTCAAAGTAAAGAAGGTGGCCTCAACGAAAAGGGTAGAAAAGCCCTTGGCATGGGCCGAAAGCTTAAAACTGGTACCTCCCCGAGGCGGGTTTCATTTGCGGCCAGATTTGCCGGAATGAAAGGACCAATGAAAGACGAAAAGGGACGCCCTACCCGTAAAGCTCTTGCTCTAAAGGCTTGGGGCTTCGGTTCTGTAGAAGCAGCTAGAAACTTCGCAAACAGGCATAAGAAGGCGTAAAACATGGCAAAGAAATTTGACAAAGGCACTATGGATAAAATGGTTGGCAAAAAAGCTGATCAGATAATGAAAGAAGGCAAAGTTAAAAACAGAAAGCAAGCTTTTGCGATTGCCTACGCCATGCTCGGAAAGAAAAAATCATAATGGCTGTACTTACAACTGAACAAATTAAGCAGCGATTTAAAAAAGCTGAAGCTCACAAAGAGCAATGGAGATCAATTTATGAAGAGGCGTATGAGTACGCCCTGCCCATGCGAAACCTCTACGATGGATACTATGAGGGGAATACTCCGGGTCAGAATAAAATGAAACGGGTGTTTGATAGCACCGCAATCCACTCGACCGCCAGATTTGCAAACCGTATTCAAAGTTCTTTGTTTCCTCCCCAAAGGCCTTGGTGTCGGCTCGAACCCGGCAACGAAATACCGGATCAGCAAAAAATTCAAGCACAACAGGCTTTGGATTTCTACGCTGAAAAAATGTTTGGCGTGATGGCTCAGTCCGGTTTTGATCTTGCTATGGGTGAGTTTTTGCTGGATTTGGCGGTCGGGACAGCTTGTATGTTAATTCAACCCGGCGATGATGTAACCCCTATACGATATACGTCAGTACCTAGTTTTCATTTATCATTTGAAGAGGGTCCGAATGGATCGGTTGATACTGTTTACAGAAAGTTCAAGCGACCGTTTCGTAATATTCAGCTAGAATTTCCTGACGCTGATATTCCTGATGAGGTATCTAGTAAATACAAAGAAGACCCTTACGAAACGGTAGAGTTAATAGAGGCCACTTATACCGAGCATGGCAACATTCACTATTGTATTGTTACAATGGAGGGTGATTTCAAGCTAGTTCATCGTGATTTGAAGTCTTTTCCTTGGGTTATCTCTCGATACATGAAGGCAAGTAACGAAAGATATGGCCGTGGTCCGGTGCTATATGCACTACCTGACATTAAGACACTTAACAAAGTTGTTGAACTTACACTAAAAAATGCTTCCATTTCTATAGGAGGGGTCTTTACTGCCGTTGATGATGGTGTTTTGAATCCCCAAACTATCAGCATAGTTCCCGGTGCGGTCATAGGCGTATCTTCTAATGGCGGTCCTCGGGGTCCATCCCTTCAACCATTGCCACGCTCCGGGGACGCTAACCTTTCACAGATAGTCAGTAATGATTTGAGGATTAACATCAAGAAGACGTTACTAGATGAAAGCTTGCCCCCGGATAATATGTCGGCTCGAAGTGCAACTGAAATTGTTGAACGTATGAAAGAACTGTCTCAAAATCTAGGGGCTGCGTTCGGTAGACTTATTTCTGAAACAATGTTTCCGGTGGTCCGGCGTACTATGGAGCTAATGGATGAAATGGGAATGATTGATCTGCCGTTAAAAATAAACGGGCTACAAGTAACCGTTACTCCGGTTAGTCCATTAGCAATGGCATCAAACATGGACAGGCTCAACGAAGTTATGCAGTTTATGCAGATTTCTCAAATGTTAGGACCAACTGGTCAGACACTTCTACGCATGGAAGCCGTTGGCGATTATATCGCTGATCAACTTGGCGTCCCAGCCAAACTGAGAACTACGCTAGAAGAGCGTCAAGTGATGCAAGAGCAAATGATGGAGATGGCGAAGATGGCCGCGCAGCAACAAGGCATGGTCCCCGAGGGTGAGGCAACACAAGAGGAGACAATGCAGTGAGCAATGCTGACCGTATTCGTAGTATAAATGATCCGGGTTGGGATGGCGTGAACTCCACGGTCGCCCAACTCCAGCTAAAAACTAAAGATGACCTCGATATTAAATTCAAACGCTGTTTTGATACCGAGGCCGGAAAAGAAGTATTGAAGCACTTGCGGTCAATAACACTTGATCAGCCTTGCTGGGTTCCCGGTGCGGACGCTAGCTTTGGTTATTCAAGAGAAGGCCAAAATTCAATAATAAGAGAAATAGAACAAAGGATAAAACGAGCAAATGAGTGATCAAGAAGTTGAAGGCACAACCGAGGCTGAAGCAGCTCCGGCCCCTGATGGATTGATGGCAGCGGCGGCAATGGAGGCCGAGCAAGAAAGTGAAGAAGGTCAAACTATTGAACACCGCGCAGATGCGGAATCCGAGTCGGAAGAGGACGAGAGCGAGATTTATGAAAGGCCGGAGTGGTTTCCAAATAAATTCTGGGATGAAAAAGAAGGCCCGGACCTAGAAAACCTCGTCAAAGGTTATGAAGAGCTTGAAAAGAAAATGCGCGGCGGTGAGCATAAAGTGCCGGATGAGTATAATATGAACACCCTCACTGAAGCCGGATACGCTGACGATGATCCGATAATAGAAACATATAAAAGCTGGGCGGCAAAGTACGGGATCAATCAGGCTGCATTTGATGAGCTGGCCGGACAGATTGTTGAAATGTCGGGTGAGAATACTGCACAAATACAGCTAGACGTAGAGCGTGAGCGAAAAGCATTGGGTCAAAATGCGGACGCAATAGTTAATTCAAATGTTAACTGGGCTGATGGTTTGGAAAAAAAGGGCGTGATTTCAAAAGAAGAACGTGAAGAGTTGAACGTATGGGGCGGCTCTGCGATTGGTCAGCGTCTTATGCAAAAAATGCGTGGCATGACAGGTGATTTATCTCAAATACCTATTGCTGATGTAGCCGAGGCTGGAATGTCGGATGATGACTTTAGGAGGTCCATGCAAAGCAAAATGTCTGATCCTCGATATGGTACTGACATGAAATTTACTCGAGATGTTGAAAAGGATTTTGAAAGAAGATATAATTAGGTCGTGAATATTGCCTCAAGACTAGCCGCATAACAGCGGCTATTTTTTTTGTGCATAACCAATATGTATCTTTACATAATACGCCTACTGTGATAATGGCAAAATTGAGCGACAACCCTCTCGGGCCGCTCTGGCGTGTAGAAATACACCGGGCGCGGACGGGCCGCGTAGCCAGAGGCCGGGGATTTCCCGACAACCTAAACGGCGTTTAACCTAATTATAGGAAAACGTAATGAGTACGAACCTATCCCCGGCATTCGTACAGCTATTTGAAGCAGAAGTTCACCAAGCCTACCAAGGTGCGGCTGTTCTTCGCGGAGCTGCAAGAATGCGAACTGGTGTTGTGGGTGATACCGTAAAGTTTCCCAAAGTGGGAAAAGGCCAAGCATCCGTTAGGGTTCCCCAAACAGATGTAGTGCCAATCAATGCAGCGTTTAGCCAAGTGTCAGTTTCATTGACTGATTACGTAGCGGCTGAATATAGCGATATCTTCAATCAGCAAAAGATTAACTTCGATGAGCGTCAAGAGCTGGCGCAAGTTGTAGGTAATGCAATCGGTCGAAGAGAAGACCAAATTTTGATTGATGCACTTAATACCGCATCAGCCGGGTCCACGGTCGCTAAAACGGTGGTGACTTCTGGAAGTGCGGCGAACTCTGACCTAAATGTTGGTAAGATACTCGCAGCAAAGAAAGCACTTGATGCCAAGTCCGTTCCGGCAACGGATCGTCATTTCGTCATTCATGCAAATAACCTATCCGGCTTGCTTGGTGATGAAAGAGCGATTTCGAGCGACTTTCAGACTGTACAGGCTTTAGTCGGTGGTCAAATCAATACAATGCTCGGTTTCACCTTCCATGTGGTCGGTGACAGAGATGAGGGTGGCTTGCCGCTTTCCTCGGGAGATCGGACTTGTTTTGCTTTCCATCGCTCGGCTCTTGGTTGTGCCGTGGGTATCGCGCCGAAAACTGAAATAAATTACATCCCTGAGAAAACATCTTTCTTGGTTACAGCAATGCTCTCAATGGGTTCGGTTGTGATCGATACTGATGCACTCGTTGATGTTATTTGTGACGAATAGGAGGTAGATCATGGCATATGCAAACACGGGTCTTAACCCTATCGGCGGTCAGTCCAAGAAAGGTAGCAACTCAGCAATGTGGAGCTACACGTCAGCGGACGCAATCGCAACTATCAACACTGAGGGGTATTTTAACGATGCTTCTCAGCTACTAGCGGTAGGTGATGTTATTTTTGTTTACGACAATAACACGCCCACCATGTCGATTGTTATGGTGGCAAGCAACGCCTCGGGCGTTGTGGACGTAACCGATGGTACTACAGTTGCTATGACTGATAGTGACTAATGAGTTGGGGGTGTTCGCGCCCCCTTCCCTTTTTTGGAGATAGTAAATGGCATCTGGCGATACTGACGTAGGAATTTGTAACAAAGCCCTCACCTATCTCGGAGCATCTTCAATAACAAGTTTTTCGGACGGTTCTGATGCCGCAACTATTTGCAACAATATTTACGATGAGGTGAAGCTTTCTACGTTTGGACTTTATCCTTGGAGCTTCACCATTGCGAAGGCTACTTTATCAAGAGAGTCAACTACACCAGTAAGCGAGTGGACTTATCAATATACGCTCCCAAATGACATGGTAACAGGCGTTCCTCGGGCGGTTCGTACCAGTACAACGGCGGGTTCTGGAATAATTAAAAACTGGGAAATCGGGCAATCATCTGTCGGTGGAGCAGTTTTGTTTACTGATGAAACAGCGATCACCATTGATTATCAAAAGGCTGTTAGCGAAGGCAATATGCCTACCTACTTTGTTCAGCTCTTAGCTTATCAGCTAGCTTGGCATCTAGCCGAGCCTATCACTGATCAGACTACCAAGATGCAGAGGTGGAAAACGGACGCTATCGGCACTCCCTCCGAAGGCGGTCGTGGTGGATATCTTCGCCAAGCTATGAACATTGACAGCGCGGGACAGACCCCGAGCGTGATTGCTGATTATATGCTAGTAGAGGTGCGCGGTTGAGTAGATTTCAAGCAATCCAAAATGCTTTTACCGGGGGGGAGATGGACCCGCTCTTGCGCGGCCGCACTGATCTCACCCAATACTACGCATCTGTTTCACTCGCTCAGAATGTAGAGTTCGAGCCAACGGGGGGGTTTACGCGGCGTCCGGGTCTAAGGTTTGTTACCGATTTTACTTCCGACAACCCACAGAACGGCGTGATGCTTATACCGTTTGAGTTTAGCACAACACAGAACTTTATGATTTTAGCTTCTGTTCACACTCCCTCGGGAGGTAGTGCAGCTATTCGATTTCGTTTTATCGCTGATCAGGTCGTTCTTGAAAACTTAAATGGTGGCTCTCTCAACTATTATCAGTTTGGCGTTGGTACAATAGTAGGCAGTGGTTCGATTGATATGAACAAAACCTATTTTACGCAATCAGCGGATACTTTGATTGTTACTAATGAAGACTTTGCCCCTTTCAAGCTGGTACGTGGTGCAAATAACTCAACTTGGACAGGATCAGCTTTAAGCTTAACCAAGCCAAAAACAGCTTTTACTCTTACTACGTCAAACCCGTCTGCAACGATCACGGCGGCGGCAGTCTCCGGTACGACTAAAGTGACTGCCGGAAGTTCTATTTTTACTAGCTCTCATGTCGATCAGTTTATCAATGTACTTAGTGGATTTGGTCGGGCTAGGATCATTAAACAAAATTCTGGTACCGAAGTTGAGGTGATAACCGAGGTTCCTTTTTTTAGCACTGATGCAATAGCGTCCGGAGATTGGGAGCTTGAAGAAGGCTACGAGGATGCGTTTTCAACAACTCGAGGATTTCCGCGCACTTGCAGTTTCCATGAAGGGCGTCTTTACTTTGGTGGCAGTCTAAGCGAACCCGCTACATTATTCGGTTCTAAGGTCGGTGACTTCTTTAACTTCAAAGCGGCTGAAGGCTTAGATGATGATGCAATCAAAGTTACGCTTTCTACGGATAGCGTTAATGCTATTACCGGGTTACGCTCTGGCCGTGACTTGCAAATCTTTACTACGGGAGCTGAGTTCTTTGTACCTCAAGCGGATTTAGACCCAATCACTCCGAGCAACATTACGATCAAATCAGCTACCAGACGCGGCTCAAAATTTGGTATTATGCCCCAAGCGTCTGAAGGAGGTACGCTGTTTATTCAGAGAGAGGGTAAATCACTTCGAGAAATGCTGTTCTCCGACAGTGAGCTTTCGTACGTAGCAAACAATATTTCTTTACTTAACTCTCACATGATCCTTGATCCTCAACGCATGGCCTTGAGAAATGCAACCGACACTTCTGAAGGCGATCTTTTGTTAATCGTCAACGGTACATCCACAACGGGATATAGGGCGCAATCAACCGGGTTTGCTGGTACAATAACTGCATTTACGCTGAATAGAGCGCAGCAAATAGTTGCACCTGCCAACTGGTCTACTGATGGAACTTTCGTTGATGTTGCGGTAGATCAGGATACGATTTACGTGGTAGTCAAGCGTACAATCGGCGGTGCTACAAAATATTATTTGGAAGTCTTTGACGATGACCGGACTACCGATAGTTCTATTCAGTATCGCAGCGGATCAACTGCCCCGGATCAATCGTTACCTACTAACACTACGGCCGGGAGTATATTTCATCTCAATGGTAAAACGGTCAAAATTATTCGGGATGATATCGTAGATACAGACCAAACAGTAGCATCTAATGCGGTGACGATAGGCGGTGTTCCCTCAACCTATGTGGAGGTTGGTTTAAGCTATACGCCGACTGTAAAAACTCAACCGCTAGAGCTACGTTTGCCCTCGGGCAGTATGCAGTCTACCAAAAAACGTATTCTTGAAGTTACTCCAATTTTATCAAGATCACAAAACATTACGATCAATTCAAAGAGTATTAATCTGGCAACAACCGTGTCAGGCAGTGGCGGCGTCCCAACTTTTACGGGCGTTAAAAAAGTACAAGGTTTTCTTGGTTATGACCGAGAAGGACAAATAACCATCAGCCAAGATCAACCTGTTTTCTTCACGGTTTTGGCACTGGACTATAAAGTGAGTGTAGGAACATGAGCGCACCTATTATGATGATTGCCGGGAGTGTGATTAGTGGCATAGCCCAAATCGGACAAGCTCAGGCGCAACAAGCTCAATATGAACAGCAAGCATACAATGAGAAAATTAAAGGCCGACAAGATGCGATAAACTATAAGCGAGAAGGCATTGAAAGATTGCGCGAACTCAACCGAGCGATGGCAGCAACGAGTGCTAGAGCGGCGGCGGGTGGCATCTTGGCGTTCAAGGGAAATGAAACGAAGCGAATGATAAATCTGGCGTCTACCTCTAGGGCGTTAGGAGAGCTACGCACTTTAGACCTAAACGCTGAGAACGCGATACTTCAAGGCAACGCAAACGCAGCAAATGCACAAGCGGCTGGTCGAGCAGCGGTACGGATGGGAACACTATCGGCTATTGGAAACGTAGCAATGGGCATTGGCGCGGCTCAATCGCAAGGGCCAATTCTAGGGACTACACCGACATAATGGCTGAGAGTGTTGTATATCGTGGGGGTCGGGTAAACCTACGTATTCCCGAAGCAAGAAACTTTGAGGCTCAAGCCATAGAGCGTGGGCTGGGTCAGGTCCAACAAGCCGTTGACCGCATGACTAGCTTTTTTTCTCAACAAAATAGAATACAGCAAGAGCTAAAAGGAGAGCAATACGGAGCGACTAACGCTCCAACTATTGAACAAATAGAGGATGCTGCCGCTTCTGGTCAGGAGCTTACACTACCCGGTGGAGATGAAACTATCTTTGCTCGAGCTGCAAGACAAGCGGCCGCGTCCGTTGTTGGCGAGGAAATTGAACTAGCCGCAAGACGTGAAATCGACAGTGTACTAATTGATTATCAGACAAATAACCGAAATCCGGGTGATCTTTCTGAAAAATTTGACGCAATTATTGAAGGTTATTCTTCTACTTTTGATGAAAGCGTACCCTCTCAGGCTCGCAAACTACGCGCTGGATTGTCAATCGTAGCTAACTCAAAGCTAACTTCTTATCAAAACGATTACATTGTTGAAGCCCGAGCGAATGCCAAGTCTGCTTTTATTCAGAATACCATCACAGAGCTTGATAGTTTAGACGAAGTGTTGCCAAGCTTGCCGACTGAAGATGCAAAGGGAAATCCTCTCAATCCAGACGCGGTTCTGCAAGCGTATAAAAACAATGTTTTGGCCGAAGCTGTACGAAATAATTTTACTTCGGGTGAAATTAAATCTCTAGCTACTCTGTTTGACAATAAAGTAATAGAAACAGCCCGTAAAACTTTGTTAAATTCTTTGTTTTCTGATGACCCTGAAACCGGAAATTTTACGGACAAAATTATTGATATAGGGCGCGGAGAAACATCTAGATTAACTACGGAAGAATTAAATTCTGTGCGAATACTTCAAGGTGCGGGTCAAACTAATGTTGATATTGCTAAAGTGCTACGAGAAGAACGAAACGCAGTTATTAACGCAATAGAAAATGAAGAAAAGTTTCAAGACAGAAATGATGCCGAAACTAGAGACAAGCTAGTTGCAAGGGCAAATGCGGCCTTGGTTTTGGGTGATAGGCCAGATTTTAAACAAGCAGTAAAAAGTCTGACAATATATGACCCCGATAAGGCACAGGAACTTCAAGAAAAGTTTGTTGAAGCGGGTAGAATAAGGACGGTAAGCAGTGGGGCAACGATAGATTTTCTTTCTTCCAGAAGAGACAGATTGACCATTGAAGAGGTGATTGACAATGTTGATCTTCTCAATCTCAAAGATCGTGAGAAGTATTTCAAAAAAGTTCAAGATTTAGACAATGCTGATTTGAAATACGCAAAAAAGATTATTAAAGGCGAACTTGAATTGCCAGATAATTTTGATTTATTAGAAACATCTGACGCAAATGTTAATAAAGTTGCGATTTTTGCACGAGCTGAAGCTAGACTTGAGGAACTCCGGCGAGAAGCGGGCATGAATGATGAAGATTTTGATCCTGATGTAGCCGCCGCTAAAGTTTTGGAGGAGACTGCTTCCGATTTTGTAGACATTACAAATGCTTTGACGATTAAATCGGCTAAAAAATCTTTACAGGTGCTTAAAGCTAATATTGATTTTTATAAAATAAATGAAGATTTTGCTATTAAAAAACAAGATGGAAGTCGAATTTTAGTTTCTGAATTTGAAGATAACGATTTCTCTTACGCAGCAAAAATTCTTAAAGAAATTATGGAGGACACAAGTAACGCAACTAACAGGTTTCGCGCTAGGTTTGAAAACTCTGCGGATGGATACATTGATATATTTAACAAAGCTGATGGGTTAAACTCAAATGACTGATCTTCTAGCAGAACGCCGCAAATCTATTGAGCTTCGGCTAAACGGAATACCCGAGCTTGTTATTAATCAAGAGGGTGGAAAGCTTGAGCAATTTAAAACACCTAGTCGCTTCTTTGGTCCTCGAGTAAGTTCCGCTCCGGGTAGGCTTGCAGATGCTGCAATGGCAACGGGACGGGCAGTTGCCGGAGGTGTTCAAGATGCGGTCAAGGGTGTAGTAAGTACGGCAGATGATATAGGGACATTCATTGACGAAAAGACCGGAGGGTTAGGCACGATTGGGGAGCCAACCCGTATGGATGAGGCTTTCGAGCAAGGCTTACAAAACCTCAATATAAAAGTGCCGGAGGGTGACAGTGCAATAGAACAGCTCGGTCGCGGACTAGTACAATTTGCGGCTGGCATGGTTGCAGCTCCCGTCAAGGGTGCGGGTCTACTTGCCAACATGGGGCGCGGAGCTTTTGCTGATGCACTGTTTGATCCCGAAGAGGGTAACCTTTCTACGCTTCTTAACGAATTTGATTTAGGAAATGCTGTAACCGAGTATCTAGATAGCTCGGTAGATGATGAAGCTAGTGCGGCTGAAAGGCTCTCTGGTAGGCTAAAGAACTCCTTAGAGGGGGCTGGGCTTGGAGCGGCCATTGACACGATTGTCGGGGGTTTCCGCGCTGCACGGTCAGATGAGGGGCTTAAAGAGGCCATCAAGGGTAAGTTGCAGCCCGTAGTCGATAGATTGAGCCAGCCGGGCGCAATGCCTGACGTTGGTATGAACGCGGGTCAACTCTTTGCAAATGCGGAACCAGTAAAAATTAATGCTGATGACGCGGTAAATATTTTAAATATCCGTGCTGATCAGATGAAACTTAAACCCAAAGATCGGGTTCAACCCAGCGGCGAAATTATGTTTGATACAACGCCAGAAGCTTACACAAGAACTTTCTCAGAGCAAAAAGAAACTCCAGTGCCTCGCGCCCCAGATGGGGCAAAATTACCTTTGGGTGATCGTGCAAGAAAAGTTATTGAAATGAGTGACGCCATTTCAGACAAGTTAGCAGAAAGAGCAAAACCGTTTGTCGGCACAAACGTCCAATTCTTTTATAACACTGGTCCTATAGTCGATAAGGCTATTGAGCTTGGCTATACTAAAGAGCAAGCCTTTGAAGCATTGCGTAAGTTTGCTCTAAATTATGCCGCTACTAGTCCACGAACTAAAACGGAAGAAAATTTAAGAAGTGCTTCTCTGGCAAGTGTTAAGCAAAAAAGAGACATAGATATTGGCACTATCATTGGACCCGGTGGCGAAGGAATAAATGAAAAAGGTTATCCTATGATAATTAATCCCGGCGGTTTGCATCGTAAACTTTTAGATGATGTAATGGCGTCAGGTATTTCATTTGATACTAATCCAAAACCCGCAACATTTGCTGAAAACGTAGCGGGTAACCTTTCTGGTGTAACTGTTGATACTCATGCTATTCGAGCGGTTCTAGATGCATTAAACGAATTAGAGCTGGGGTCTGTTCCTTTAAAATTTATTGGCGGTAAAACGGCAGCTAAAACTAAAGAATACCAAGAAATGTATCAAAAAGACCCGTCAACATTTGATGCAGCTACTATGGTTGCTGATACACTTGGGAGTCAAAAAATAGACGGAAAAGATGTTCAAACAGAGTATGCTGTATTTTCTGATATATATAAACAAGTAGCAAAGAAGCTTGGAGTTAAACCCGCTGAAGCACAGTCGTTAAGTTGGTTTGCTAATGGTAATAAAACAGGGCTTGCGTCTGAGCCAAAAACAATTGTTGAGCTTATTGATGACCGAGTAGATGTTACGGCTCAACTTACTAACATGAGTAAAAATGAAGTTTTCAGCAAGTTTTTTAAAGGCAGTATACCTTTGTTATCCATAAGCGGAGGAATTACTTTGCTAGAAACCGGGGCATCTATGTCAGAAAACGGCGGTGACCTATGAGCGTTCTAAAAGAATTTGTTGAAGCTGCAACTCGCAGAAGCTACGCGGGTACAATACCTGATGAAACAATCACACAAGGTCCGGGCGGTAGCCTGATTGTGAAAGGGCTGGATAGTGAGGAGATTGATAAATTCAACGAAAAGCTAACCGAAGGAGGTTTTAAAAAAGGTCTGAACCTTGGCAGAATTGGTGAGGTTTTCGATGATAAAAACTTCTTTGATCTTGATCTGGAAACGGTGCTTTCTAATATCAAAGAAAAAAACAAAGACCTTTTTGAGCATTTTCGGCGCAATACAAAATCAATGGATGAAATGGTTTCTCTAGCCGAGCTAACGGGTATTGAAAATATCGTCTACAAGATGATAAAGCGCAAACCCGGCGATCCGGCAAAACCCGAGGAGGTTGTAGGCGGGATTATTGCCGTAGTTAAAATGGCTCAAGAAATGCGTTACGGCGCAATGGTCGCAAGAATGAACCCAAATCGTGCCGAAAAAGAAGAGGCATTTAAAAAAATTGGCGTCCTTGCAGGGATAAGTCAAAACCTCGCAGCGCAAGTGTCCGGTGCAGTAAGTGAAGCGATGAGAACGGGAGCGGCTGTAAGGAACATTCAGTATACAATGGGATTCGATATAAGTTCATATGTGCAACAAATGGACAGTTTAGTTGATGACCTTAGCCCTGATTTGATGGACTATCATCTAAACTCTTTGGCTTTACTTCCTAATCCAGCGGCCCGAGCAAAATATGCTGAAAAAGGCTTTCTTTCAAAGTCTTGGGATATAGCAATGGAGAACTACATCAATGCTCTGCTTTCTAGTCCTGTCACTCATATGGTTAATATTGCTGGCAATGGCATGTTCCAAGGGATAACTTTGCTAGAGCGTGGGCTAGCCGGGGCGATTGGTAACATTAGAACTTTAGGCGGTATTCGTGGAGAGGTGGGCGATCAGCGATATATGTCAGAAGGTCTAGCCGAGGCTCATGGTCTAATGATGGCGCAGAAAGATGCGTTGACATTAATGGGTAACACTATGATTACCGGGCGATCTAATGACCTTGTTTCCAAAATTGACCTCAGAGAGCAACGCGCACTAGGATCAACTGACAGTATTATAGATGTCAAAAATCAATTAGCAGACGGTCATTATTTTCAGAGCTTTGTCGATAGTGTCGGCATTGCAACAAGAATGTCCGGTCGTTTCTTAGCATCTGAAGATGAGTATTTTAAAGTTATAACACGGCGGCGGGTTCAATATCGTGAAGCATTTCGCGCACAGATGATAGCATATCAAACAGAAATGAGAGTAAGCGGCGTCAAAGAGTTGGCAAAAGAGCGTGGCGAAGAAGCATACATCTCAGTAATGACAAACCCCCCAACAACCGTAGACAAAATGATGACTGACGAAAGCCGCAAGATGACCTTTCAAGGTGCGCCTCAAGGTTTCTTTGGGAAAATGGCTCCGTTTATTCGAGATGTTCCGTTATTCAAGGTAATCGTGCCTTTTTACAATACTCCGACAAATGTAATTAATGAAGCATTTGACCGCACACTAAATATTTATCCCGTTTATCGCGCTTTAAAAGGAGATATATCAGGCCCGGAACTTGATGATGCACTGGCAAAATTAGCATTGGGAAACGGTGTTGCTCTAAGTGTCATGGGATTTGTGAGCGGAGACTTTGGCGATAATGTTGTCGTTACTGGTACAGGTTCCGACTACGCCACTGAACAGGTTGTAAAGGGTTCTGGCGTTCAACCAATGTCGATTGGTTTTAAACAAGATAACGGTGAATACAATTTCTATAGCTTATCGCGTTTTGATCCGCTTTCAGCCTTGATAATTATGGGCGCAGATATGCGCGACTACATGAAGCATGAAGATGATATGAGCTTACTAACTGCAATGGCAAAATCATACACGCTAACGGCGGCTGAATACGCAACCAATATGCCCTTTTTGCAGGGAGTTTCAGAACTAACGTCAACGGTGGGAAATAAGCATCAATCAACTGAAGATTTTTTTGTAAGGATGCTAGATTTCGGAGGTAAACAAGCTGGTTCTGTAGCCACAAATGTAGCGGGTAATCTTAGCAAGGTTACCAACCCTTTCGGGCTTACTGCTTACGCATATGAGTATTTAACTGAGGACAAATACCCGTTTCTATTAGAGGGTCAAACATCAATGAAGGCAACTATGGAGCGTATTCAAAATCCAGTAGCAAGTAATACGATGCTGCCGGAGGGAATAGCACCCCTAACCAATTCTCCATACACTGAACTAAATGGATTTACCAAAGGGTTCTATGAAGCTTTGCAACGGGCAAAAGCTAGAAATCCATTATATAATGATGAACTACCTCCCCGATTAGATTTCTGGGGCAATGAGGTAACAACTGGTGATGGTCGATTTTCTGAAGCATTTAACCCGGTGAGATTGTCACAAGGAAGATATAGTTCATTAGACAAAGAGGTTTTAAGGCTGGCAGAAAACGGCTATGGTAGTTTTTCTTTGCACGGCCGCCGGATCAACAAAATTTTACTCAACGGTGAGCAATACAATACATTTGTTAAAACTATAAATGACGTTGACGATCAGGGGGTACGCCCGGGCGAAACGGGTTATAATCCAAATCAAACGCTCCTCAATCAAATGAATGAAAAAGTTTCTGATGTTGATAGTTACTTTAACCTTGATAACGGAGAGGATCAGTTTGACGAACTGAACTCAATATTAAGTTTCAAGAGAAAGAAGGCGCGACAGTGGATGCAGACGAACGACTTTACCCTCATGGAGCCAGAAGTCCAATGATTATCATTTATCTACAATGTACAATTCCAAAATGTGAGGTTTGATCTATGGCTACGTTTTCAATCAATGATCAGGTGCGCCGGACGCAATCAACAGCCAACGGATCAACTACCGAGTTTTCTTTCAGCTTCCAAGTAAATGCTAGTTCAAATATCAAGGTCTATGTTGATAGCACTCTAAAAACCGAAAGCACCCACTACGATATCAAGGACTCAAGCAACTCGGTCGGACTGAATACGGACGGGACGGGTAAGGTAGTTTTTAAAACCTCCCCGACTGATTATACTCCGGCAAACAATTCTATTGTTACTGTTCTCTCAGACGTACCACTAGCTCGAACATCTGTTTACACTTCTGGCGGCAACATTACTTCTACGGCACTAGAGAGTGATTTTGATACGCTTACTATGATGATGGGCGACCGAGAGGAAAGAGACAGCCGGAGCATCAAGGGCGCACTGACTGATGCAATAAATTTGGATATGACCCTGCCCTCGGTTGCTGATCGAGCAAATAAGTTTCTTTCGTTCAATAGTTCTGGAGAGGTCGGGGTAAATCAGCTTGAAAATTTAACCAGTTTTAATTTAGAAAACTTGGTTATTGATAACATTGCTATTGATGGAAACACTATTAGCTCGTCAACTGGCAGTGTAACAATTTCACCTACTGAAGACGTTGAACTAAACATTCCGGCAACTAAAAGTTTTGCGGTTCAACGCGCTGGCTCTACTGGCATTGAGGTATTTTTATCTGGTGATAATCAGCAAATACGCTTTATCAATACGACTACTTCAACAACTTTTTCTTCTATCAAGTCTACCCATCTTGGCGGTACTGTTTCTGATTTATCTTTAAATACGGATGGCGGTGCGCTAAATTTAAACCCATCAAACGGTACATTAGTTTTCAAAGATGATGATACTCAACGAGGTTATTTTGATTTAAATACGGCCGGAACAATTAAAGTATATGCTGGTACTGGTTCGGGTACTCTTAACACTACATTTGAAAGTTCTAATGTTAGCATTGCTGGAAATCTTACTCTTGGCGGTAGTTTAAAAGCACCAGCTTCATTTACGATTGATCCAGCTACTCATGGGGATAACACTGGAACACTTATAGTTGCTGGAAACCTTCAAGTCGATGGAACCACAACGACAATTAATTCTACTACTCTTACCGTTGATGACTTAAACATTGTGCTTGCTAGTGGTGCGGCTGACAGTGCAGCGGCTAATAATGCTGGTATTACTATAGATGGTGCGTCAGCTACACTGTTATACACTCATGCTACTACCAGTTTTGACTTTAATAAGAATGTAAATGTTACGGGTAATTTCTCTGTTTCTGGTTCGATTACTGGCGCTATATCTGCCAGCTCACTAGCCATTGATAATATTACAATCGATGGCAATACAATTTCTTCAACCGATACCAATGGAAACATTAATTTAAGATGTAACGGTAATGGCGTTGTTGATGTAGACAGTGAGGTATTAATATACGGTAATGCATCGTCTGGCACGGCTGCATATGTTCAAATCGGCAACACTGATACGGGCGGTGACGATGTACGCCTTCAAGGCCCAAACCCTAATTTAACCATGTATGATACATCTTCTGTATCATCAGGCGTGGCTGCTTATACCGGCGGTGTCTTATTCTATGGTCAGTTAACTTCTTCCGCATATCATACATACGCAGCTATCCGACCAAGAATTATTGATGGACTAGACAGTGACAGTAAGCGAGATGGCGGTCTGCATATTGGCGTTTCGGACGGAGCAAGTTCAGCTCTTACAAATATCATTCTTAAAGTTGAGCCAACTGGTGCAGATGTAACTGGTAACATTACTGTGTCAGGTACGGTTGATGGGCGTGATCTACAAACTGATGGATCAAAGCTAGATGGAATAGAGGCATCAGCAACGGCAGATCAAACCGCCGCAGAAATTCGCACATTGGTAGAAAGCGCAAGTGATAGCAATGTATTTACGGATGCGGATCATACAAAGCTCAACGGTATTGAAGCAAGTGCTGATGTAACGGACGCGACAAACGTTGCGGCGGCTGGTGCGGCGATGGTATCCGCAGCAAACTTTACTGGTGATGTTACCGTAAAAACCCCTGACGGTGCAGAGCTTAAACTTCAAACATCTGACACAACCGTAGGCGTTAATGATGTTCTTGGAAAGCTTAGCTTTAATGCGCCAAACGAGGCTGGCGGGACGGATGCAATTCTTGAGGCTGCATCTATTAAAGCTGTAGCTACTAGCGCTTTTACTTCTTCTAACAATGCAACACGACTGCAATTTTCTACAGGTAATAGTGAAGCTGCTCAAATAAGAATGACTATAGCGCCAGAAGGCGAAGTATCGGTAGGCTCTATTAGTACTGAAAACCATGAAAGCCTTTATAATGCTATGTCCGTTGGGCGCGGTACTGACACATATAATATTTTAGCTATCAATCATTCTGGCGCGGCTGGTAATGTTGGTCAACTAAGTTTTATTGGTAACATAGCAGCTAATTCAGCTAAGATTGTTCATGCTCCGGGCGTAGATATGATTCAATTTTGGATTGGTGATCCAACTGCATCTGGATCAAGAAAATTCAACATTCACAGAGATGGTTCACTGTCTTCAGCAACTGGATTTGGTGTTGATAGTAGCGGGGTTATCGATGGTCATGGTTTAACGCTTGGTGATAATCATAAAGCAATCTTTGGCGCTGATTCAGATTTAGAGCTATACCACAACAACGCAAACGCCTTTATTAAAAATACTACTGGTGATCTCAACATAGAGAATAATTCCAACATTTTTATAGACAGCACGCACAACATAACCTTGGATGCAGACGGTGGGATTGTTTTTTTAAAGGACGGTGGCGCTTCTTACGCAGAGCTTGAGAATGTTGGAGGCGACTTTGTAATCAGAGTTCCAACACAAGATAAAGATTTGATACTACGTGGAAATGATGGCGGTTCAAACGTAGATGCGCTCACATTTGATATGTCTGCGGCTGGTGCAGCTACGTTTAATTCTGGTGCTATTTTTGGCGGCAACGTGGGAATTGGAACCACCGATCCAACAGGAGTTGGTTGGCAAACAGGAGCTAAAACTCTTCATATAAATCAGAACAGCACAAATGGAGCTTTACTTCGTTTAACTTCTTCAAACACTGACGGAATTGTTGGGACGTTCAACAATGTAATGCAGATTGGAACAATTGGCGCTGACCCAATAAATTTTTATACAAATGGTACAGAACGTATGCGCATCGACAGCAACGGCAACGTGGGGATTGGAAGATCAGTTCCATCCTCACCACTTCATGTTGAAACTAGTCATTCATCTACAGATGTAACTGCGGCTAACACTAATTCTACTTTTACTATTGGTAACACTGCCGCAGGAAATGGCATTTACAACGCAATCAAGTTTTCTGCAAACCAACAAGATATGTATATCATGTCGTTTAATCATGCCACTCAAGCTGATAGAAGGCTGGGTTTTTTTGTTGGTTCCGTTGCTGGTGATGCTACAACGGATGAGAGATTATCCATAACAGGCGATGGCAATGTTGGGGTTGGAACATCTACAATAGCTAACGAGTCGGAACACAAAAAATTAAAAATAGCAGGAGGCTCTGGAACAGGTGCAGGAATGATAGAGTTTGCTGATACCTCAAATAATATTGATGGTGCTATCTTTGCGGACGGCGGGAATTTATTTATTGTCGCTGATAGAGATGGGGCAACAGCAGATAGTTCTATTCGTTTTAGGGTTGATGGTTCTAGTGAAAAAATGCGCATCAATAGCAGCGGTCATTTACTTGTTGGCAAAACGGCTGACGATAATACAACCGTTGGCACAGTTATTCACGACAATGGTTTTATGTCGATTGCACGCGAAAACAACATAGCAATGATTTTAAACAGGTCAAATGAAGGTGAAATACTACGGTTAACAGAAGCTGG